TCTCTTACCTGATTAATCTGCTCAGTTAAACTTTCTAATTCTTTATCGTAATACTTTATCTCTGGAATGTCTGGGATGTCTCTCCTGACATCGTTAATCAGACGAATAAGTTCTGGAAATGGTGGGATTATATCTTTTACTTCAGCAAACGTATTTCCCTCAGCGTCCTCTATGGTTTGAACTGCTTCTTCTAACTCTTCTTCTTCAATATAGTCCTCAACAGAAGGTAATTCCGTTTCAACTTCTTCTGTTAAGTAATCTTCGACTGATGGTAGATTATTTAGATCTACAATGTAATCATCAATTGAAGGTAAATCCTCTCTTGACATCGTATTAGTAACCTTGGTACTTTGGGATTTCTCTCCCCAGATTATTTATTGTCCTTTTGACTTTCACTCTTTAGAAGTTTTGCAAGATCTGCTGTTGAACCAACAAATAGGGCATTAGTAACATTCGTTGGTCCTTTGGCAGACTCTTCATTTACATCTTTTAGTTCCTTTTGCAATTTCATCAATTTGTCAGTTGCATCAGCAACATTCTTAATTAATTGACCAGCGACCTCATATGCTCTTGGCATTTCACTCTCTTGTGCCAACTCTAAAATACCATTAAGTGCCTCTTGCCCCTTTTCAATGATACTATAAAGATTACCACGAGTATATTCATAATCTTTGTTAATATCATCTACAGAATCTTTTACTTTTTCAATTTTTTCTTTTACAACTTCTGTCTCTACAACATCGTTAGAAATATTGAATTCATCATTTAATTCATCAAATTTTTTTGTCATTTTCATTCCACAGTCCCGTCAAATCCAAAGTCATCTCCCATAGGGATGAGATCATCATCAGCAGCAGTAATCGAATTGATAGCAGCTCCTCTAACATGATCATTAGCAGTGGTTCCCTCGCTTCCTCTTATAACAGTCAATTTATTGCCACTAATTGCTTTCACAAACATTGTCTCATTATCTACACCAATATTAGTTTTAACAGTAACCGCTGATCCACTATCAACTTCAAAGACTGTATCTGTAGAAACAATATCTGCTGTTAAATTGGTAAGAACATCTCCAGTATAATTTTTTATTGCTTTAGGAGTGACAGTATAAGTAATATCTCTTTCTGTATTTGAAGTATCTGTTCCTGTGATATAACTGATTTTTGCACTGCGAACGATTTGTTTCGTAGAATCTGTAACAGGTCCGAATAGATATGTCTTTGCAGTGAATCTCATAGTATAAAGTAAAACTCTACGAGTTCTAAAGTCACCTTCATAATCATCTTGCATTGTTATATTTTCTAATATAATTGGGATATCTCTCTTTTCATTTATTGATCCAACTAAATTAACCGTAAGATTATATGCAGGTTGAAAATATGGCAAAATTTGCTCAACTATCTGCAGAGCATCATCATTTAATTTAGCCATGATGCTCAACTCAAATGCCATATTATATGGCACTGGCATATAATTCTTTTTAGTTAGTTTTTCTGTTACAGGATCTTTAGTTGTAAACTGTTGAGTGGTAGTTACTTTTCTAGATGGATCATAAGTCAATCCAGTAAACTCAAATGACATTCTGGGTAATGACATTGCTGTTGATTTATTTAAATCAGCAACTTGATCAAGTCTTGCTAAAAACTTTTGAGTGGGCCCATATGCCAAAGGAACTTTAACGATGCTTGTCGTATTATCTGATGCGTCTGTATGCTGTATCTCCAATCCATTAAAAAGAGTACCAAAAGAAATAATGGTCTTCCTCAATATTTCGTTATAAAAATACTCAAACATTTTTAGATATCCTGTGTAATATATTTATGGTGTTCCAAATGGATTTGATTCTGTGAAATCTAATATCTCATTTGCTTCTAGTTGGAATTGATCATTATCAGAGAATCCATCATCTGCAGGAGCAGTGCCTACATCTAAGATTAGATTAGTTGCTCCAGATGTTGCACCAGTGATTGTTTCACCTTTAAGGAATATTCCATCAACATCATAAATATCCAACTCTCTGGTAGAGGAATCCCATTTTCTAACTCTTGCAGTGGCAGTGGATGTTCCGCCAGTAACAGTTTCGTTGAAACTAAAGTCTCCACTTCCAGATGATCCTGGAGACGCAATACTGATTGTTGGTGCCACAGTATATCCAGCACCAGCATTACTAACATAGATCGCTGAGATAGTCCCTGCTGCGCTTACAACAGCGGTTGCAGCAGCAGACACAGTAGAAATACCTGTAAAGGTAATTGTAGGTGATGTGGTGTATCCTGAACCACCTGAAGTAAGAGTTACAATTCCAATTGGACCATCAGTGCTAAGGAATGAAGTTGCTGCAGCACCAGATCCTGTTCCATCAGCATTGTTTGTAAAGAACTGAATTTTAGGAGCAACTGTGTAACCAGATCCAGGATTAATTAGTTGTACACTTTGAACAACAAGTTGATTACCCTCTGGACTTGCTGCTCCACTACATACAACCACTCCACCCTTAGTTAATGCAGTTGCAACACCAGTAACTCCTCCACTTGGAGCTGAAGAAATTGCAACTCTTGGAGGAACAATATAGTTTGAACCCCTGTTAGTAAGAACAATATTTCTAATTGCTCCAGTAACAATACCGGTGACAGCAGTTGCCTGAGATGCAGTTCCAACAAGAGTTAGTTTTTGAATGCCGATACCAGCATAAATTGTATCTCCATCTGCACCCTCAATTCCTTCCAGGGTATCATCAATTTCATCAACTCCAGTATCAATAATTTCGTCTTCAATACGGAAGAGTTCGCATCTTAATTCATATACGTAATTTTTCTGCAGTTGATAAAATGGTTTTTCATGCTCGACATATTTAATTTCAAATATGCGATCACCCAGAGGAAAATAAATTAAATCTCCTTCTTTTGGTCTATTTGAAATTTTAACATTTGACTCATTTTTCAACAAAGGTGAGATATAACTCTCAAATCTCTCCTTTGAAATTATTAAAGTTATTTCATTAGTTTGTTGTATTCCAAACTTTGAAAGTAGTGTAGGATTATCACCATATCCATCAAAATTTTCAACATAAGCCTCTATTGGATATGCATCATCAAATTTTGATTCTATTACCTCTCTAAGAATTGTATTTGTTGTCACATATTTTCTAGGCATGAAGTGAACTTCCACTCCATACATTCTTAACTGCTCATTAATTAAATCCTGAACAAGATTTTGTTCCCCAGAGGAACCCTGTAAAAAGAAGGGATTAAGTGCCATTATCCAATAAAGTCGAGAGGTGGTAATTCATATGTGTTAGACATTTGTTCTTGTATTTTGTCTAACTCTTGCTGAGCATCATCATATAGTTGACGACCATTTAACTCAACCCCACCTGGCAATTTAACTCCCTGGAATTTTATAAGATTCATTCCCCATTGACGCTTCATTAATGCAGTGAGGTATTTTTTTACAAAAAAGTCATTATATACTCTGGAGAAATCATTTGGGTCTAAAAGTCTATAACAATCAATAACTAAGTAATCACCTACAATAACACTTTCATAATCAATATCTAAGTATAAACGATCTTGTCTTTGATTAAATCTAATTTGCTTTTCAGTTGTAAGAGAGAAATCTAAATCTTCCAGATATCTTTTAGTCATGGCATATGTCAAAATTTCGGTTGAACCGAAATAATACATATCATTCAAGAATAATTGATACTTAACACTGAACATATTACTAGTTGCAGTGTTAGCACCATCAAACCTAAAAATTTTGTTTATCCCAATAACTGCGGGAGGAATCTGAATATAATTACTATTTTCTTCATAAGAAAAAGTAGTAGCACTTCCTACTATATTGGCGGAGGCAGTTGTTGTGACAATGCCGATAGGATTGGTAGCTGCTTTACCTCTTCCCCTATCGATATCTTCTTGTGTAATTTTATATTTTAAATATGTTTGAACGACCCCATCATAATGTCTCTCATGAAAATATTGCAAGGCATCATCAACCAGATCCTCTACCTGTTCATCAGCAATATTAATTTCTAAAACAGGAGCGCCTAATTGCCTCTTACAATAAGTAATAAGTTCTGATCGGCTAGATGGTTGTGCCATTTATTATATAATACCTTTTTAGTATTTATAGAGAACTTATGGATGAAACACCCGAACGGACAATAATATTACCATTGACTAAGGTATATATGGTGCTACCAGAACCCACTATAAAATCATAAACATATCGACCCTCAGTTAAAGACTTAGTTGTTGTGCCCCCGAGAGAGATACGAACTTTTCCGGCAGCTGCACTAGTGAATCCAACAACAAAAGTTGCTGTAGGAAAAGCAGTTGACCCGATAGCAGTGCTCTTAGTCATTTGAGATGACCCAGAGTAACCTGTAAAATCAAACGCTGTATTTGAAGTTGTAACTACTTCAAAATCACCATGAAAATTTGATCCACCAAGGATCGTAAAATTTGCAGCGGGAGACGAATCTGCGTTTGGATCAAATGTTATCTTTTTGGTTGCCATCGACTAGTCCTATTAGTGACATTGTTTCTTGCTGTTTATAATAAAGTTTGCAAAAAGATTTTGCAATATTGCGAAGTTCCTCACAATCTTCACAACTATCTATCTCTGCAGCCACTTGTGTATATGCAAAACTTTTTGATAGATTGCTGAGTTCAATTTGATCAGGATCCATTTGCTAACCTCCTTAATAATAATTTAATTTCGTCAATGTCGTCTTTTATGCATGACAACTCATCTTCAAGATTTTGAACCTTTTGAGTTTCACTTTTTTTTATGTTTCTACGAGAAATATACTCCTCGTATCCACTTTTGTTTGTATTGATTATAGCATTTGTCATAGGGTCTCTGACTAAATCAGAATGACCCTGAACCTTTACATCTTCCATATTATGCTAGTGTTATCGTTCTCAGTTCTTTAATTCTTGGTGCATACGCTTGATTACTAGAGGTAGCAATCAATTTAATGCGATAAGACTTAAAGGCAGGTAAATCATCAACAGTAAACTCATACTCTTTAAAGGTTAAATTATTAGATAAGAAACCTTCAGAAGCATTTGATTCTGGAACAACTCTATCAGGTTTTCCATCATTTAGAGAGAGATTACCAGGGAATGCTTGGAATATTGGAGTAAAGTTTTGATCCTCTCCAATTGCATAGAAAGCTCTAATATCACTATACTGATTAATGTGAGCTGCGAGAAGAACTTTTATACTTGTTGCAGCATTCTCTAAATTATTCTCTTGAGAGACATATTGGAACGCATTTGGATCCTCATCTATGGTATTTACTCTATTGTCCTCTATATAATTTGTAATCGGTCTATCGACCCTATTAGATACAAGAATAGCACTTATTCTTTGTGCATCAATGATGGGTGAAAGGCGAGTATCTTCAGAATCAAGAGATATTGTCATGTTAAAGGAACGATCACCTGGCAATTCTTGTAAAACTGCACTATTTGTTTCATTCACTCTGGAGGCAATAACTCTTGGAGAGGAAAGATAATTTGTTTCATTTAATGAAACATCAGTAAAACCTTCATTACTAAATGGAACAGGTAAAGTTTGACCAGAACCATCACCAAGATTTGAACCTGAGGTTGTTCTAATTCTAGCACTGACTGTTGTTCCAGGAACAGTTACATTTTGAACAGATGGAACAATTGCCTCATATGGTAGATTTTGTGTTGCTCTAGTTTCATATCCACCAGCGGACTTGGTTTCATTGAAGTAAAGAACTGGGAAGTTAGTTCCAACACTTCTATCAACACCATCAGAACTAGTATCTAACTTGATAGTATACGAATCATATGATATTGGATTAGATAGTGTAACATCACTCAGTTGATGAGTTTTATTAATTCTGCGGAGAGAAACACCACC